CGTCTGCCCGACGATCGAGTCGATGCCCGGGTCGTGCTGGAGCAAGACCGGCCGTTGCTTGCTGGGCCACGACATGCCCTGCAGGTCGACGTAGATCGGCTCGTCCGACCAATACTGCGAGATCGGACCGCCGCTGTAGGCCATGACGTTGAACCGCCGCGTCTTGCCCTTGGCGGCGCCGGCGGCCGCGGCCACGGGGGCGTGGCTCCCGGCGACGGTCGCGGCGGCGGTGAACGTCAGCGTCTCACTCATGAAACCGTTCTAGCGGTCTCACGAATTGCGCTGCAATCAGGCAAGAGCGTGCAATTTTCGACGCGCTAACTCGTGCGCGTGCTCATGCCGCGCGGGGCTTCTGCGGCTTCTGGTCGCCGGCCGGTGGCTGAACGACTGCGGAAGGCGCCGCCATCGCAAACGTGAAGCCCTTCGAGGCCAGCTTCTCGCGCTCGGCGATGGCCTGCTCAACCTCGACCTCCCAGTCCTTGCCGAGCTTCGCGTACTCGGCGGCGAGCGTCGTCGTGAAGTTCGCCAGCTGGATCTGCTGGGCCGTCGCCTCCGCCTGGGGGTCGATGTGCTCGTTGCCGTCCCACACCCAGTTCCACTTCCACCGCCGGAACTCGGGGAGCCCGCGAGGGATCAGGCCGTCGACGTACATGGCTTCTTCGAACCACGCGCGAAGGACGCGGTCGAGCACGTTCCGCCGCAGCACGTCGCGGTCGACGCGCAGGGTCTTGAAATAGATCTGGTGGTCGAGCCGCCCCGAGGAGTAGTTGTAACTCGACGAGTTACATGCCGCGACGTTATAGGGCATGTTCAGGCAGCGGGCGATCTCGTTCAAAATCTCGTGCTTGAACGCACCGTAGGTGGTGGTCGGTTGCTCGGCTTTCATCTGCCCGAGCTGCCAGCCCTCGGGCAGCGCGGTGAACTGCCGCGGCTGGATGTTGAGCGGAACGAACGGCTCGATGTCGGGGACTTCCTGCGCGGGGCTCGTCGTGAAGAGCACTGCCGCATGGTCGGCCGCCGTCTCCGCCGCGGCGATCGTCGCGAGCGTGTAGCGCCGCAGCTGCGCGAAGAGCGGCAGCGCGGCGGTGAGCTCCGACACGCCGCGATGCTGCCCCGGGCGGTCGGCCCGGAACACGTGGAGCATCGACGCGGCCGGGATCGGGTCGTACTCCATCGACGGCAGCTGGTAGAGCGAGCCGGGGTGGCGCTTCAGCATGTGGTAGACCGACACGTTGCCGGCCGTGTCGAACTCCATGCCGTCGACTTCCTTGAGGAGCCACGGCTGCGGGCTCGCGATCTGGTCGGTCTCGATCACGCGGAGGTCGAGCTGCACGTCCGGGAGGGCCGGGTTGTTGTGCATCAACCCGAACACCTCACCGTCTACGACGCGGGCCTGGACCATCGTCCGCAGCTTGTGGTCCAGGTCGATCGCGTCGGCCCACGCGTGCCACGCGTCCTCGATCTGCCGGTCGGCCTTGTTGTCGCCGGTCGCGAGCTTGAGCGTCGGCCCCGTACCCACGGTGTCGTTGGCGAGCGTGAGGACCATGCCCTTGCAGTAGGAGTTGTTCGCCCGCTCGTACCGGGCCCGGTTTCGCAGCACGCGACGCACGCCCGGGGTGTGGCCGGCGTCGGCCGACAGGGCGTCGGCCATCACCCAGTGGTAGAGGTTGTCCTGCGTCGTCTGGGCGGCGTCGTACCGGGCCCGGACCGCCCGCCGGCCGTCGGTCGGGAGACGCAGCTCGCGGCCCTCCGAGCGGGCCGGCTTGCGCCCGAGGATCCGGTCGAAGAGACCCATCAGACGAACCTCCGGTTCATCCACGTGAGCGAGACCGCGTCCATCTGCGCGAGCTCGCCATGGCCGAACACCGCTCCCGACGGCCGGAGGGCGTTGGTCACGAGACCCCGTCGCGGCGACGAGACGGCGGCCATCGAGGACAGGAACTTGATCGCCTCGATCTGCTCGTGAAGACCGCGGGCCGTCACCGAGCCGGCGTCGTTCGACGCCGCGGCCGGGCCGGCGGCGCTCTTGAGCAGGGCAGCGAGCAGAGCTTCGACAGCAGGATTGGCCATGGCGGGTTACCTCCGCCGCCATCCTACAGGTCGCTGCCCTTCACCTGCCACCGGCGCCGCGCCGTAGCTCCGCCGTCCAGCGCGTGGTGCGCCCTCTGGTGCACTCGGTGCCGCGTTGCCGCTGCCGGGGCCGTAGCGCTTCCTCGCGCCCATCATCGCCTCCGCGCCAATCGTGCGGACGCCCTGCATCGACGCCGCGACGTGGCACCCGACGAGGCAGTCCCACCAATGGTTGTCCTGGCCGACCGACCGCGTCTTCCACTCGTCGACGACGCGGCCGCGGGCCTCCGTGCGAACGGGCGCCTCCGCGAGCAGGTGATCGCAGAGCAGTCCATGGTCGGTGCCGCCGAAGAGCGTCAGGCATCCGGGCTCGCCGATCGACGTCAGGAACCGCGACGCGGAGAAGGTCTTCCAGAAGTTGGTGTCGAAGACGCAGTGCCGAACCGATCGCTTCCCGGCGTTCGCCGGCACCCGCCAGTTGGGGCCGAGCCGGTCGCCAGGGCGACGCGTCCAATCCGACATGGGCATGGACGACGCGCCGATGTAGCGGCCGTGGGAGGGCATCACGATGCCCGCGAACGGCGTCGCCCGGCAGAACTGGTAGACGATGTCGGTGCTCTTTCCCCAGTTGCCGTCGACCAGCAGCCGCTCGATTCGCATGCTCATGCCGTCGCCCTGGCGGAACTCGCGGGTCAGCAGCATGGTCACGCAGCGGTCGAGCGCCGCGTAGAGGTTCGCTTCGAACGCCGTCTCGCGGTGCTCGAGCTGGATCGTCCGCTGGGCGTCGCGGAGCGTGAAATACGCGCGGCCCTGGTCCGGGTGCGTGCCGTAGTCGATGATCGCCCCGCTGAAGTCGTCCTGCCACGCGCACACCATCCAGTAGAGGATCGTCTGCTGGACGTCGATGAAGGCCGTGACCCTCGACGCCTCCGCCGGCACCGCGGCGCGGACGTAGCCGTTCCGCTTCTTCAGGATCGACTCGACGGAGAGAACCTCCATCACGTTGGTGACGGCCGGTATCGGCTCGTTCTGGTACTCGGCGAAGAACGCGTTGTCGCCGCGGTCGATCCGCAGGTTCCACGCGTGTTGGATCGCGGAGAGCTCGCTTTTGTTCTTCCGGGCGGGCCACGCCACCCGGCCGCCGGCGTCCATCACGTCCTGGTTCGCCGCGTAGAACGCGTCCGCCTCGCCCGTGCCGACGTCCTCACGCTGCCCGCGGCGACGCATCTCGGCGTACTGGTCCCACTTCGCCGTGTCGGTCGGCCACTCGTAGACCATCTTCATCCGCCGCCCGTGCCACGCCGGGTGACGCTCGCGGTCGAGGAGACGGTCGGCGAGATCGTCTTTCTCGACGACCGTGACGGTGGCCAGCCCCGAGATCTCCACCCCCGGCCCGGCCAATCCGAGGATGGCACCCTTCAGCACCGACTCGCGAACCGCCACCTGGGCCGGGCTCCTCGCGGACTCGTCGGTCTGCGGGTCGTCGATGAGCACCAATGATGGCCGCACCTTCCGTCCGTCGCTCGCGCGTTTCGCCGTCATGCCGCGAATCCGGCCCGTGATGCCGGCCACGCGGACGATGCCACTCGCCGCCGGGGATCCCGGGATCTTCGGCAGCTGGATCTCTTTGGCCGTCCAGCGGATGTAGGTGGGTTGCCCCTGGAAGAGCTGACCTCGTGCGCGGTTGTGGATTCGCTCCAGGCAGGCAATCGGGAACAGCACCTCGGGGAAGTCCTCGAGCAGGAGCTCGTTCGTCTCGCACTCGACCTTGATCGACTCCATCATTTCCGACGCGTGGTCCGCTTCGGAACCGATGATGCAGACGAACTCTCGGTAGCCGAAAAAGAGCGCCCACATCGCCGCGGCCTCGACGAGCGACGTTTTCCCGCTGCCGCGCGGCATAGCGAACGCGAGCAGCTCGCCGCGGAACACCGCCGCCTCGATGGCGGCGATCACCTCCAGGTGGTCATCGCTCCACGCGAGCGAGAACGTCGCCGGGAGATACGATTCGCAGAACGCCCGAAACGACTTTCGCGCGGCTTCCTTCCGCTCCGGGTTCACGACCTTCGGCAGGGGGCCGATGTCGCGGTTGTTTTCGGATTGCTCCGATTGCCGGCGTGCAGCGCGATCCTTGTGCGATTCGTACTGGTCCTGCTGCTGCTTCTTTTTGCTGCCCTTGGCGCTCATCTGCCGGCCTCGTCCGTCGCGGCTTCCTGGCGACGGGCGGGTTTCAAGTTGATCCACGTGCAGCCCGCTTCGCCTCGTGCAGCGTAGCGTTTCTCAATCCGCAGCTCGGCGACCTGGGCGTCGTCGTCCCAGATGCGAGACGTCGTGAGCGCGTCGAGGATTCCCTTCGCCACGTTGTCGACGTCGGCCTTTGGCGGCAGCTCCGGAGCGTCGGCCTTGAGCCCGCCGACGAGCCAGTGGCTCGCGGGCCGCGCGAACGCCGCGATGATCTCCACCGACACCGGCCCCTTGATCCGCCGGCCGGCCGATTGCGCGACGACCGCACACTGGATCGCGAGCCGGTACGCGTGGATCGCGTGATCACGCGGCACGTATGCCCGGCCGAATCCGCCGCGCGTGCTGATGCTCGGCCGCGGCTGCGGGACCGGGTTGCCCAGGACGACGAAGCGGAACATGCGTCACCTCTGCGCGAACTCTTCGAGCGTCATCGGCTGATCGAAGCCCTGCATGATCAGGTCGACGTCTTGGTCGAGCGTCGCCGCCATGCACGAGCTGCGGTCGTTCGGCAGGGCGACATCGCGTAAGCCGTCGAACTGCGGCAGGCCACCGGCCTCGATCAGGCCCTTGTAGCGCTCCTTGCCGGTCTGGCACGAGCACGACCGCGCCGCCCGGTAGACGAAGTTCCGAGCGAACCGCCCGGCGCGGATCGCGGCGACGTCGCGTCCGTGGTAGACGTCGACCACCCCCGTGTCCCAGCACTCGCGGCAGCGGTACGTCGGCTCGCCGTCGATCCGCTGCAGCGCGAGCGACCGGCGCGGCGCCGCCTCGCGCTTGATGTCGTTGCAGTGCTCGGCCACGAACCGCGGCGTGTCGTGCCAGTTGGCGAACTGCACGAGCGGCTGGATGCCCGAGACCATACGCCCGGTGGCGGCCTGGGCGTGCCCGGCGTCGAGCCACCGCATCGCGTCGAACCACAGTTCGAGCGTGCCCTTCGCCGACGGAAGGCTCGCCAGCCAATCAGACAGGGCCGGGAACGCGGTCTG